TATGGATCGAAAGGTCAAACGTATCGGATGTTCTGCTATTAAAGACATCATCGAAAACAACAAATTAAACATCGTCGATGAGAACACCATCTTGGAGATTTCCACGTTCGTATCTAAGGGGCAGTCATTCGAAGCAAGTGACGGCAACCATGACGACTTAATGATGAACCTCGTGATGTTTGGATACTTTGTCGGGACGCAGTCCTTTGGTGATATGACCGATGTCAATATCAAACAGATGTTATTCGATCAACGGATGAGAGAAATTGAAGACGACATCCCACCGTTTGGAGTTATTGATGATGGTAGTGAATTTATTACTCAAGTAGAACACCGAGAAACAGATCCACGAGAGCAATGGGGAGTGCCATATGAACCCGATTTATGGTGATATAACGGCAAAATCTAACAAGTTATAAATAGTTGAATGTGATTAATTACCGTATTATGTTAACTTATTATACCTTATTAACAGAAGGACACTATCATGGCTCTTTTAAGATCAGAGTCTCCTAACGTAACAGTCAAAGAAATTGACCTATCAGGTTCTATCCCTGGTGTCACTTCTACGACAGCAGCGTTCGTTGGAGATTTCGCATGGGGCCCAACTACTCCAGTTCTAGTCGGCACAGAGGAAGAACTGGTCAGTAAATTCGGGTCACCAAGGGACGGTGGGGATGCCAAGGATTTCTTAGCAATCACTCAATTCCTAAAGTATTCAGGTTCCGCATTCGTCACACGTGCAGCAGGTACAGGTGCAGAGGCAGCGACTGGGGGAATTTTTACAGCAAAGCACGTAGGTACCTACGGCAATCTAATTTCAGTTCACGTATGTGATTCTGCTCATTGGGCAGATACCACATCGGCAACCGTTACAGTAACCACCAATGTTCAAGCAACAGATGCAGAAGGAGATCTTTTATTTGAACAGATGCAACAGCCAGTTGTAGATGAAGACGGCAATGGTGTAGTAGACGCAGACGGGAATCCAGTAATGGAAACTGTTGACGATCCTACTAAACCTATCTATGAAACTGAAACAGTAGATGCTTCAACAGATGGATGGCAGTTTGCTAGTCTATTCACTTCAGCACCAGATTCTGACGAACGTCACATTGTCGTAACTGTCGACGGAGACGTTGTTGAAACATATGCATATGTCAAACTAACTTCGTCTTTCGATGGTGTTACAGGTGAGTCTCAGACTATCACTGAAGCAATGCGTGGTTCATCTTGGGTATCAGTTACTGAATCACCATCAACTATTGCCACTGGTGAAAATGCATTATCAGGTGGTGAAAACGGTACTGCAGTTAAAGCATCTGTTGCACTAAACTCTGCATACGGTGACAAGGATTTAATCCAAGTTGATTTCCTAGTAGCACACAACGTAAGCAAAGAAGATCTATCAGATGTTGTTGCTATTGCAGAACGTCGTATGGACTGTGTTGTTGTTGCGTCTCCAGACGTGGCACCTACATCTGCAAGTGATGTTACCGGATGGGCAAGTGCTCAACCATCATCATCTTACCTAATCATGGACGGAAACCACGTTCAGGTTTACAACAAGTACAGTGACCAATATGAAATGATCCCTGCATGTTCTACAACTGCTGGCATCATGGCCGCATCTGACGATGCGTCGGCACCTTGGTTCTCACCAGCAGGCACACGTCGTGGTCAATACTTCGGTGTATCAGCACTGTCGTTTAACCCAACAATGTCTGATCGTGACTTAATGTACAAAGCACGTGTCAACCCAATCGTGTCTATGCCAGGCCAAGGAACCGTACTATTCGGTGACAAGACTGCACTATCACGTCCATCTGCGTTTGACCGAATCAACGTCCGTCGTATGTTCTTAGTTATCGAACGTGCGATCGGTGAAGCGGCAAAGAGTGTGTTGTTTGAATTAAACGACGACTTTACTCGTGCAGAATTCACAAACATCGTAGAACCTTTCTTACGTGAAATCCAAGGTCGTCGTGGTATCACTGACTTCCGTGTTGTATGTGACGAAACAAACAACACAGCAGAAGTTGTTGACCGCAACCAATTCATTGCATCTTGCTTTATCAAACCAGCACGATCTATCAACTACGTAACTCTAAACTTCGTAGCGGTTCGATCTGGTGTTGAGTTTGAAGAAGTCGTCGGACAGGTATAAGGAGAATTATCATGTCATTAAGAGTAGACGATTTTAAAGCAAAACTAAAGGGTGGTGGTGCACGTGGCAATCTATTCCGTGTCATCATGAACTTCCCTCTATACGCAGGTGGTGATTCAGAACTAACATCATTCATGTGCAAAGCATCTCAATTGCCAGCATCAACAGTGGCTTCTGTCGACGTACCATTCCGTGGTCGTGTTCTAAAAATTGCGGGTGACCGTACATTCGAAGACTGGACAGTAACTGCAATTAACGATACTGGTTTCGAGGTACGTAATGCAATGGAACGTTGGATGAACGGCATCAATGCACACAGTGCGAATACTGGTCTTACTAACCCTGTTCTTTATCAAGCAGATATGGTCGTAGAGCAATTGGACAAAGATGGAAGCATATTGAAGAGATATGATTTCCGTGGTGCGTTCCCTACGTCTATTGGTGCAATCGAACTATCTTACGACGGCAATGATGCTATCGAAGAATTCGAAATGACTTTTGCTATCCAATACTGGGAGTCAAATACAACTAGTTAATAGTGGTATAAGTAATTGACGGGGGAGAGTAATCTCCCCCATACTTTATTATTAGAGGAATGTATGGCAGACAACAACAACATTTTTCAAGCATTCGGATTCGAACTCAAAAGAGTTGGAAGTGGGAATGAAGAAGATAAGAAGACACCATCGATCGTACCTAAGATCGATGAAGATGGTGCTGGGTATGTTACCGCCTCTGGATCGTACTTTGGGCAATACGTTGACCTAGAAGGTACTGCGGCAAAAGACAATGTCGATCTAATTAAAAAATACCGAACCTTGGCAGAGCATCCAGAGTGTGATGCGGCAATTGAGGATATAATCAACGAGGCAATCGTCTCTTCTGAAATGGAGAGCACGGTAACTCTGAACACAGAGAAAGTTGAAGCATCCGATAAAATCAAGAAGACACTCTCAGAAGAATTTAATAGTGTCGTTTCTATGCTCAATTTCGAAGAGCATGGTCACGACATGTTTAAGTCTTGGTATGTCGACGGTCGACTTTATCACCATCTTGTGGTAAACGAATCCAACCTGAAGTCAGGTATTCAGGAAGTTAGACCAATTGACGCAACTAAGATCCGTAAAGTAAAGGAAGTCAAGTATAGGAAAGACCCCAAGACAGGTGCTAAACTTGTTGATAAGGTAAATGAGTTCTACCTGTACCAAGAAAAACAAGGTAATGCAGCTGGTGTTAAACTGAGTGCAGACTCAGTATCCTACGTTACTTCTGGAATACTCGACGCATCGAAGAAGAGGGTACTATCCTATCTACAGAAGGCAATGAAACCTGTCAACCAATTGCGTATGATGGAAGATTCATTGGTCATCTATCGTATGTCTCGTGCACCTGAACGTCGTATTTTTTACATCGACGTAGGTAACTTACCAAAAGGTAAAGCAGAACAGCACATTAAAGACATCATGTCTCGATACCGTAACAAAATTGTTTACGACGCATCGTCCGGAGAGATCAAGGATGATCGCAAGCATATGTCTATGCTTGAGGACTTCTGGTTACCACGTCGTGAGGGTGGTCGAGGAACAGAGATCAGCACACTGCCAGGCGGTGAGAATCTTGGTCAGATCGACGACATCCTTTATTTTCAAAAGAAGTTATATCGTTCATTGAACGTACCTCTTAACCGTTTGGAGCAAGAAGCACAATTCTCATTGGGTCGTACGCAAGAGATCAACCGTGACGAAGTAAAGTTCCAGAAGTTTATTGATCGGTTACGTAAGAAGTTCTCCCATCTATTCTTAGGCATCTTGAAAAAACAGTGCCTACTGAAAGGTATATGTACTGAACAAGATTGGGAAACGTGGAAGAATGAACTGCAAGTAGATTACTCACGTGACAATCACTTTGTAGAAATGAAAGATGCAGAGATATTACGTGAACGTTTAGCATCGATGGACCAAATTTCTAGTTATGTGGGAGAGTATTTTTCACGAAAGTGGGTGATGAAAAACGTATTGATGTTCAATGATAAAGACATTGAAGAGATGGTGAAGGAACTTAACACCGAGACAGAAGCGTCTGGTGGTGAAACTGAAGATGAATAAAGGATAAATTTATGAGTGAAGTAGAAAACGTAGACCTAGAAAACGATTTTGAAATAGAGACTGAAGTAAATCCAGTAATGGACCTAATCAGTGCTCTACAGGGTCAAGACTACAATGTAGCAAATGATGTGTTTAACAATGTTCTTAGTGACAAGGTCGCACAATCATTAGATGCGTATAAGGTCGATATCGCAGATCAGATTTTTAACGGTGTTGAAGTTGATGAAGTAGATGAAGAACCTACTGCAGAATTAGACGACGATGTCGAATTCGACGATGAGGTTGAACTTTCGGACGACGAATTCGATGAAAATGACAGTTAAAAACTTTTTGTGTATAAATACCCTATAAAGAGGTCTAGGTGTGAAATCTTTTAAAGAAATTAGAGAGTCAAAGGATAAAGTCGTTTTCAAAAAGAAAATGTCTGGATATCCTGTTGTCATTACAAAAACTGCAAAGGGTTTCCACCTATCAATCGACGGAGATTCTGTCGATACGTTTAAGTCACAGAAAGAAGCAGAATCGACTGCAAAGCAAGTCTTAAAAGACTTAGGAAAATAAAATGAAACTGATCAGTGAATACGTAGAAAACGACATTGAATGCATCGTTGAAGCCAAAGAGAATGGCGAGAAGAACTATGTCATTGAAGGTGTATTCGCTCAGGCAGACAAAAAGAATCGTAACGGACGTATCTACCCAAAACCAATTATGGAAAGGGCAGTAAATACGTATGTTGAAAATCAAGTTAGCAAGAAAAGGGCAGTGGGTGAACTGAATCATCCAGAAGGACCGACTGTTAACTTGGATAAAGTTTCTCACCTCATCACAGACCTAAAACTAGAAGGTAATGATGTGGTTGGAAAGGCACAGATATTGGACACCCCAATGGGTCAGATTGTGAAAGGTCTCTTAGAGGGTGGTGTTCAACTAGGTGTGTCAACTCGTGGAATGGGAAGTCTTGAGAAAAGAAATGGCGTCATGTACGTCAAAGAAGATTTTATTCTTAATACGGTAGATATCGTACAAGATCCTTCAGCACCAGAAGCATTTGTTAATGGGATTATGGAAGGTGTCGATTGGGTCTGGAATAATGGAATACTTCAACCTCAAGTCATTGAAGATATAGAGACTGAAATTAAGCAAGCACCTATCGCACATCAACCTGAAGTGCAGATTCGTGAATTCAAGAATTTCCTCTCGTTAATCAAATCTAAACTATAAGGAGTCACTATGACTGATTTAAATCAAGTAGAAAGTGAAATCCGCGATCTAGATGTTGAAACAAACGAAATCGTGGAGGAAACTCTCGAAGAAGCACAAGCTCCTGCAGCAAAAGGAAAGCCAGACGTAAATGCAACTGACGAACCAGAATCAATTGCATCTGTCGATAAGGCATCAAAGAGCACGTCAAAGACAGCACCACCAAAGCCTAAGACTAAGGCCGCAATGGTTAATGCTATGTACCTGAAAGCATCTAAGATGAAGAAGGAAGAATTAGCAGCGGCATACGGTAAAATGTTTGACCTAGAAGAATCTTTTGAATTAGAAGATGGTGAAGAACTAGACACGTCTGCAGAACTATCTGCAATCGTTGAAGGTGAAGCAACATTATCAGAAGAATTTAAGCAGAAGACTTCGGTTATTTTCGAAGCTGCTGTAAAGTCTAAGGTATCGGCAGAAGTGTCACGTCTTGAAGAGCAATACACTGAAGAGCTTGCTGAAGAAGTCGAAACGATTAAAACTGACCTAGTCGGTAAAGTCGATTCTTACCTAAACTATGTTGTTGAGTCTTGGATGGAAGAAAATCGTCTGGCAATCGAAAACGGTCTACGTACCGAGATTGCAGAGAATTTCATGGCAGGTATGAAGAATCTATTCGTAGAGTCTTACATCGAAGTCCCAGAAACCAAGGTAGACCTAGTTGATGATCTTGCAACACAAGTAGATGAGTTAGAAGAACGTCTAAACTCAACTACAGGTGATGCGATCTCCCTTGCTGAAGAACTAGAAACCTATAAGCGCAATGCTATCATTGCCGAGGCATCTCGTGATCTAGCAGACACCCAAGCAGAGAAATTAAGTTCACTACTTGAGAATGTTGATTTTGAAGACGAAGACACTTTCGTAACTAAAGTTAACACTGTCAAAGAGTCTTACTTCTCTAAAGAAATCCCAGAGCAAATTGAAGAATCGGTTTCTGAAGAAGCTGATGACGAAGTAGAAGTATCTTCCATTATGGAGAACTACATCACTGCTCTACGTAAATCCTCTAAGTAATAAGGAATTAAAGCAATGAACAATAACCAATCATTCGATCAGTTGATCGAAAAGTGGTCTCCAGTACTTAATGAAGAGTCTGCGGGATCAATTACAGATCACCACCGTAAAGCAGTTACTGCGGCAGTCCTAGAAAACCAAGAACGTGCGATCCAAGAAGAACGTGGTGCACAGGCAGGTTTCCTAACAGAAGCACCAACTAACTCAACTGGTGGAAACGTATCAAACTGGGATCCAATCCTAATTTCACTAGTACGTCGTGCAATGCCAAACCTAATGGCATATGACCTATGTGGTGTCCAGCCAATGTCTGGTCCAACTGGTCTAATCTTTGCAATGCGTTCTAAGTACGGTAATCAAGGTGACGAAGCACTGGGTCTAAACGAACCAGATTCAGCATTCTCAGGTCAGGCATCTTCATCACAAGATGGTCATTCAGATGGTCTTTCTGCATTCGATGCGCAATCTCCTTCTGATCCTGTAACTCGAGTAGTAGACACTATGGGTCGTCCGATGAGCACATCAGCTGCTGAAGGTTTGGACGCAACTGTTGCTACACCTCAACCATTCAACCAGATGTCATTCTCGATCGAAAAGACTTCGGTTGAAGCAAAGTCACGTGCACTACGTGCTGAGTACTCACTAGAACTAGCACAAGACCTAAAAGCAATCCACGGTCTTGACGCAGAGACAGAACTGGCAAACATTCTGTCTACAGAGATTCTAGCAGAGATCAACCGTGAAATCGTTCGTACTATTAACTCACAGGCAATCCTAGGTGCACAGCAGGATTCAGTTGCTCTTAAGGGTGCGTTTGACCTAACAGCTGACGCAGATGGTCGTTGGTCGGCAGAGAAGTTCAAGGGTCTAGCAGTACAGATCGAACGTGAAGCAAACAGAATTGCGAAAGAAACACGTCGTGGTAAGGGTAACATCGTAATCTGTTCTTCAGACGTTGCGACTGCTCTAGCTGCTTCTGGTCAACTTGACTACACTGCAGGTGCTGGCATGAACATCGACGACACTGGTAACACATTTGCTGGTACTCTAAACGGTCGTCTACGTGTATTCATCGATCCATACGCAGAGAAGGACTTCATCACTGTTGGTTATAAGGGTACTAACCCATATGACGCAGGTATGTTCTACTGCCCATACGTACCACTACAGATGGTCAAAGCAGTGGGTGAGAATGACTTCCAACCACGTATCGGGTTCAAGACTCGTTACGGCATGGCAGTTAACCCATTCGTATTCGGTGATAACTCATCTGGTCTACACAACATGGCAGCGACTGCTGGTAAGAACTCTTACTACCGCATCTTCCGTGTTGACAACCTAATGGTAACAAACTAATAAAAAGAACTAGTTTACTAGTCATTTTAGGGGAGTCTTCGGACTCCCTTTTTTTATGCTTATGATTTGTATAAATAAGGTGAAAGGAGTATATTATGAGTTTAACAGAGAACAAGAACTTTTTACAGCCGACGGGTTTTCGAGTTATCGTCGAACGTGAAGAGTATGGGAACCTAGAGTTTTTTGCGCAAGCAGTAACTCATCCTGGGTCCACAGTGAATGCAGTCGAGGTTCCAGTGCCACGAGTGGCCGGTTTACCTATGCCAGGCGACACTATTAATTATGGTGAATTGACAATGCAGTTGATTCTTGATGAAGACCTTGAAGCATACCAAGAACTACAAAGATGGTTAGAAGACTGTGTCTACAAGACTCTTGACGGAATACATAAAGATATCACCGTGATCGTACTGACAAGTCACAATAATCTATGTGCGACTCTTAAATACAAGAATTGCATACCAACCGGAGTTGGTTCACTAGAACTATCTTCTATCACAGGTGACGTTCAATATTTAACATTTGATGCATCATTTAGGTTCTCTGAATTCCACTTCGTATGAGTTTGACAAAATTTGCTATCAGGAATCAATCGGTTCTTGATATACTTGAAGAGTTTCGGTATACTTATCGGGAGAGGTATCAACCCGAAAACACCAATCCACCTTTGGTGCCAGAACAGGAGGGTATGGCAGATAAGTATACAGATGAAACTGAGATGCACAGAATTGTCCTCATGGGTGAAGACCATGACGGTAGTGCCTCTAATGGGTATTCTCATCCCATAAAACCAGATCATTACAGGGGTGAGTCATCATCTAAATATCGTGATACGTGGACAACACTTGACTTTAAACTTCGATCAGAGTTAGGAGTCGAGACTAGTGCACTCTCGCAGTTGTATCCACCTGGCGGATTTATTGGGTGGCACAACAATGCGAATGCGTCTGCACACAATCTGATCTTTACGTGGTCAGAAACTGGAGATGGGTGGTTTAAGTATATTGACCCCAAAACATCTGAAGTAGTGACGGTGCAAGACGAAGCAGGATGGAACCTGAAGGCCGGTTATTTCGGTGCTTATGGTTCTGACAATGTGGTATATCATGCCGCACGAACCAACTGCTGGAGAATGACTCTGAGTTACGTTCTTGGACATAATACAGATTATTGGCAAGATTGTATTGATTACGTCACTAATATATGATATAATGGAGGTTTGTGATAACTGTGAGTGACATTGTGCTTAACATTGAAGGTATACTGAAAGAGTGGGATCAGGACTCTAATATTCCTGTCCACCAACTAGATGAAACATCACGGCAGATTCCTAGTCTTCATGCCAAGTACTTAGAGTATTTGACTGTGACTAAGTTAGCATTGCGTAGAGCAGAGTCTGCCCAAAAAGTGCTGTTGAAAGACAAGTGGTTATATTACAACGGCAAGATGGATCAAGAGGAATTGATGGAGAAGGGATGGAACCCCGATCCATTTAATGGTCTTAAAATTCTCAAAGGTGAGATGGACTATTACTATGACTCAGATCCAGAGATCCAACGGTCTGAAGATAAAATTGTTGCACTTAAGACACAGATAGATAGTCTTACGGATATTCTTAATATGATTAGGTGGAGGCATTCGACGATCAAGAATATGATTGATTATCGTCGATTCGAGGCTGGTGGATAATAAAATACGGATCAGGATGAAAAATCACTCTCACTTTATGGTGGAAGCACATCCTGCACAAGAGAACGAGTTACGGGAGTATTTCTCCTTCTTTGTCCCTGGCTACAAATTCATGCCTGCATACAAGTCTAGGCATTGGGACGGAAAGGTCAAACTCTATAACTCAATGACCAAGCAGATGAACGTAGGTCTCTACACACATCTACGTCGATTCTGCGCAGACAGGTTTTATCAACTTGAGATACTCGAACATGAAACGTACGGCATCCCGTCTTTTAGAGAAGACATCGATCACCCTGCTTTGGTTGAGTTTCTATCTTTACTTGATGCTCCCTTTAAACCGAGAGATTATCAGTACAAAGCTATTTCACACGGTATTGAGCATCGACGCAGTATTCTTCTTAGTCCTACTGGTAGCGGCAAATCATTTATCATTTATAACTTGCTTCGGTACTGCTATGAGGTCACTAATGAAAAGATATTAGTAGTTGTTCCGACTACTTCCCTTGTTGAGCAAATGTACAAGGACTTTGAAGATTATGGGTACGACGTCGAAGAATTTTGTCATCGTATCTACTCAGGTAAAGAGAAAGAAACAGACAAACGCATCATCATCTCCACGTGGCAATCGATCTACAAGTTCGGCAAAGAATGGTTCGAACAGTTCGGTACGGTCTTCGGAGACGAAGTTCACCTGTTCAAAGCAAAATCACTTACTACCATGATGGACAAGTGCATTAATGCCAAATATAGATTTGGTCTTACAGGCACCCTTGATGGTACAGAAACTAACAAACTGGTCTTAGAAGGACTGTTTGGTCCAACCTTCACTGTTACCCGCACAGTGGAACTGCAGAAAACAAAGCAATTAGCAGAGTTGGATATCTCCATCTTGTTGTTAAGATACCACAACGATATCTGTCACATGATGAGGGAAAAGACGTATCAAGAAGAACTTGATTATATCGTCACATACGAACCACGCAACAGATTTATCAGTAAGGTTGCACTGGATCAAACGGGTAACACTTTAGTAATGTTTCAATTTGTAGAGAAACACGGAAAGGTGTTATATGACATGATTAGATCTTTGGCACCAGAAGGACGTAAAGTTTTCTACGTATCCGGAGAGGTTGCCGCATCTGATCGAGAACAAATACGAGGCATCGTAGAAAAAGAAAATGACTCTATTATTGTTGCTTCTCTGGGCACTTTCAGCACTGGCATCAACATCCGCAATTTGCATAATATTGTATTTGCAACTCCGTCCAAATCACAAGTTAAAGTTCTCCAATC